CCTTTCCTCGCGCATTCTCGACCAGATCCTCGACGAGTACGACAGTGGCCAGAAGGAGCGCCTCGTTCGGCGCATCCGTCGCCTCCAGCGCAAGGCCGTAGAGATGGCCGAGAAGGAAGGCGGCTGCGAGCAGTTCGGGCCGAACGGACCGATGGGGCCTCCGCCGGCTCTGGTCATGGCGCAGGTAGCCAACCAGATCGCCCAGGCCGAGGAAGTCATCTCAAGAATCCGTGAGCGCGAACAGAAGATAGAGGGGGCCGTCATCGCGCTGATGCATGGGATGGAGGAGCGGGAGGCGGGTGGCGAGGACAAGAAACCCGAGCCGATGCGGTTCGTGGTCGAGGTCAGCAGCCCCGAGCGCCCCAAGATCGACATCGACGAAGAGTGACAACCTGGCATTTCAAGCCCGCCCCACGACGACCCGGTACGCGGCTCACGTGGTTTCAGTCCTGGATCATCACCAACCCGGCGCGATACGTGGTCGGCGTCGCGGCGCGGCGCTCCGGCAAGACCGTGTGTGCGCGGGCTCTGGCGATCATGGCCGGGCTCGACGAAGGTCCTGGCGACGTCGGGTACATGGCGCCGACGCTCGGACAGGCGAAGCGGCTGCTCTGGCGCCCGCTGATGCAGGACCTTCGCGACCCCGCGGCGGCGAAGTTCATCGAGGGGAAGCCGAACGGGTCCGAGCTCACGATCGAGTTCAAAACCGGCGTCCGGCTCTACATCTACAGCGCTGAGGCTTACGAGCGGGTACGCGGGACCGGATTCAAACTCTTCATCACCGACGAGTCGGACGACCCGCTGTTCACGGAGGAGGTGTTCGACGAGTCGATCGGCCCTGCCCTCTCGGACAACATGGGGCGGCTCGTTCAGATCGGGACGCCGAAGGGGCGCGGTCGGCTGTTTCGCGAGTACCGCAAGGGGCTCGAAGGCCAGCATCGCGACCCGGAGTACAGCACGATCCAGGTCTCCGCCATGGAGGCCGGCATCATCCAGAAGAGCGAGATTCTGCGGGCCAAGAAGAGCCGCCCGAAGCGCGCCTTTGAGCAGGAGTACATGGCGACGTTCAACGCGCCGGTCGGCCTCGTCTACGACGAGTGGAACGAGGAGCGGCACGTTGTTGGCGTTGGCCAGATGCCGCGCGAGTTTGACGAGTACATCGTCGGCGTCGACTGGGGCACGGCGAACCGCGGCGTGATGATGGTGGCCGGCATCGATCGCGTGTGGGTTGCCGAAAGCGACGAGTACGAGGGGCAGGAGATGCCACGTATCTGGATCCTTGAGGAACATGCCGAGGCCGGCATCCCGTACACCGACGAAGGCTGGTGGAAGATCGCCCGGCAGATTCAAAAGCAGTACCGCCCGAAGCGCTGGTACTGCGACCCGAGCGGCGGAAGCGACGAGGCCACGGCGGCTCGCGCCGAGGGCTACCTGCGCCAGCTCCAGAACGCGCTCGCGGACGTCGACAACACGGCGCGCGTTATCCCGGCGGACAACAGGGTGAGCCCCGGAGTCAGCGCCGTGCAAGGCTTTCTTCACTACGACGACGTGCTCAAGGAGCCGCCGCGTCTGTTCGTGCTCGACACCTGCAAGCGGACGATCGCTGGCTTCAACGGCTACCGGTGGGCAGCGAATCCGAAGGCCGAAGACTCATACGAGGACCGCCCGATGAAGGTCAACGACCACGAAATGGATGCGTGTAGGTATCTGACACATACGCACTTCTACGGCAAGCGCGGGCGTGGCGGACGCAACGATGCCGGCTGGCAAGAACGCGGTGGATGAGTGAAAGAGCCTGACCTGTTCTCGAATCCGGAGAAGATCTGCGAGACGCCGCGGTATCGCGAGCTCACGTGCCTGGACGCGTACCTTCGAGGCAAGCAGTACGATGGCCGGCCCGACTGGTTCGAGGGGACCGACAGCAAGGGCGAGATCGTCCCGCTGCACGAGCGTAAGCCGTGCGTCATCTACCCGCTTCCGGCGGCGTCCGTTGGGCAGGCCGTGCGCTTCGCCGTCGGCGAGGGGCGCTTCCCTAGTGTCGCAGTCGACGAGGTGGACGAGAACGAAGCGGTCGCTCCTGGGCTCACTGTCTCCGATGCTGAGGCCGAGGCGCTGACCGCTCTCGTGACGCAGATCATCGAGAGCGCCTGTCTCAAGTCGGCGTCGCGCGTCCTGATGCGAACCGGCATGTCGGCCAAGACCGCTCCGGCGATAGTGAGCGTGCGCCGCGGCAAGTTCATGCTGGAGATGCCTCGTCCGCAGGACTGCATCCCGAAGTTCATCGACGACGACCCGAGCGCGGACGTCGAGGCGATGGTCTGGTGCTACCAGCACATGAAGGCTGTCGACCACGGCGGCGCGATCATCGAGAAGCCGCACTGGTTTCGGCAGGACATTACCTCGACGGAGTTCATCACCTACGAGAACGAGCCGATCGAGCACGGTCGCAAGGCGCGGTGGACCGTCAAGGATCGCAAGGAGCACGGCCTCGGGTTCTGTCCAGTCGTATGGACCCGTAACATGCCAGAGGCGCACTGCTCGGACATCGACGGGTCTGCGTTCTACGGCGACATGCTCGACGAGTTCGACGCGTTGAACTTCTCGCTGAGCCAGCGGCACCGCGGGATTCGGTACTTCGGTACCCCGCAGGCATACGAGACCAACGTCGCCGACGACGAGGCCCCCGCAGAGGCTGGACGCCGAGCCAAGACGATCAAGACCGCAGACGGTAGGGGCACGTACCATCCAGACGACATCAGCGCGGGCCCGTTCGGTGTGACGCCGAAGAAGGCTCGCAAGGCGGCGCCCGACCAGATCTGGAGCTACAAGGGGCCGGCGTCGCTTGGCGTCCTGGAGACCACAGGGAAGGCGTTCGAGGTTACCAGCAAGCACGTGCTCGACATCCGGGCGCGCATCCTTGAGGCGCTGAATGTAGTGCTGCTCGATCCGGAGACGGCGATGAAGCAAGACCTCGCGGGCGTCGCCCTGGAGCGGCTGTTCTCTCCGATGCTGGCCATGGTCGACGAACTCCGCGAACACTGGTGGGAGCACGGCATCGCCAAGATCATCGGCATGATGCTGCGTATCATCGCGGTCACCGGCGGCAAGGGCCTGCTCATCCCCGGTGTGCGCAAGGCGGCGCCGATGCTCTCACGGTTCACCGTGCAGACCGAGGCCGGCCCGCTGTGGGTTCCACCGAGGATGACGCCGGCGTGGGGCGACTACTTCTCCCCTGGCCCCGACGACATCACCAAGAGCGTGGACGCCGCCGAGAAGGCCGCGACCGCAGGCTTCATCACGAAGAAGACGGCCGCCCGCTACGTGGCCACTTACTTTGGCGTGGACGACCCGGAGGCCGAGGCCGAGGAAGCCGAGGAGGAGAGCCTGGAGGCTGCTGCCAAGACGGTCCAGGAGGCCGATGGCGGTATGGCGAAGCCCGAGGACGAAGCGGGCGGCGCGGAGCCAGAGGAAGAGGACACGGCGCCGCCGAGCACCGAGACTTCAACGGATGCAGCGGCCTAGCGTTTCGGACGCGGCCCGGCGCGCTCACCTCGCCAGCATGGCCGCGATGCTCGCGGCAGAGCGGGAGGCGCTTGGCGGTATCGCCAGAGCGTCGCTCGGCGTCGCCAGCGGGTTCCTGCGCAGCGTCGGCGACGTCGTGGCATCAGCGCATCGCCTGGAGATGGCTCTAACGCCCGAGCTCGCCAAGGCGCGCCGCGGAGGGCGGGCAGCGTCGATGCGCGGGCTTGCCGGGGAGTACAGCGTCGCACGGTCAGAGGCTGCCGCATGGGGCTTCGACCCGCTGTCGATGCCGCTTTCGCTGGAGGTCGACGAAGGATACGGCGACTCGCCAGCCGCATCTTTGGCCGCCAAGGAGATCGCCACGCTCTACGAGAAGCGCGCGACCGTGGCGATCGAGCGTTCGGAGGGCCGCAGCGTGAGCGCTCGGGCCGCGCTGCCCGTCTACGCCGTCGAGGAGAAGGCAGCGACGCAGACGGCGGAGGCATTCGCCGACGAACGGGCCCGCGCAGAGAAGCGCCTGGTGACCCGCTACTCCGGCACCAACTGGCTCCCGGTCCTCGTGAAGATCTGGGACGCGACGATCGACCGGAGGACATGCGCTACGTGCCGAGAGATGGACGACCAGTTTCGGCCGCTCGGCCTCGACTTCTCCGGCGGGCGGGTTCCTGCGATCGTGCACAGAAAATGTAGATGCGTGCAGGTGCTCGTTTTCTCGCCGATTTATCTCGGTCGACGCGAGAAAGAGACCGCGTAGGCCGCCCGCGGATCACAGCAGGGCATGTCCTGCCCCTTATAGGGGCAAATGGCCTTTTTCTGCATCAAGTCCGGCGTGCGCATCGTCGCCCCGGGAATCGCCAAGTCTGCCGGGGGAGAGATCCCGGACTACGACGGCACCGAGCACTCGGATGCCGCCGAGGCCGCTGCCCGCGGGAAGCTCTCCGGGCTCGCCAAGCATGAAGCCGAGGCGCAGCCCGCGCCCGAGGCGCTCGAAGCCGCGAAGGACGCGGCCGTCGAGGAACTCACCAAGCCTCGCCCTGAGAAGGGCCGCAACAAGTAACGCGCTCCGGCGCGCTTAACTGCGCCGCTCGGCGCAAGGACGCTTATCAATGGCTACGCTTGAAGGAACGGTCACCAACGTGACCACGGTGGAGGGGTTCGCCGGCTCGGTGTCGGACCTCCAGGTCGCTCAGGTCCTGTTCAACCTGACTGGGACCTACGTGCAGGCTGACGACGCGACGGTGCTCGACGTGGCCGGCGCGATCGAGGGCAGCCGTCGCAACGGCAAGACGGTGACGCTGGTGGATGCGATGTGCGGCTGGAAGGCGCGAATCGCGTCTGACCCGTCCACGTACATGGCGCTGTCGACGCTCACCATCGACGGCGACAACGTCGACTTCGCGGTCACGCTCAACAGCATGTCGACCGAGTACACCAACGCTACGGCGCTGGTGGCCACGTCGACCCCGTTCTGCATGCTCGTCTCGTTCACCGAGGCGTAATCGCGGCATCGCCGCACGGAGTCGCGCTCGCAACGGCGGCGCGCCTCGACTCTGAGCCGTTGATCTCCACTTCGCCCACGCGAGCGACATCGCGGTAGGAGAACCATGTCTGAACCTCTCGCGGCGCCCGCTCAGGCGCCTGCTGCGCCTACGTCCGCCTCCGATCCCGCCACGTCTGCTCCGGCAGCCGCGGCGACTCCAGTTGTCCCGACCCCTGCGCCGGCTGCGCCTACTCCGGCCACGCAGAGCGACGACACGAAGGAGCCGCACTGGCTTGCCGCTCGGCTTCAGCGCACTGAGGAAGCGGCCAGGAAGGCGCTCCTCAAGGACCTCGGAGTCGAGGACCCGAAGGACGCCAAGAAGGCGCTCGCCGATTACAAGGCGCGCATCGAGGCGGAGAAATCCGAGCTCCAGAAGGCCCAGGAGCGCGCTGCCTCATACGAGGCGGCGGCGAAGGAGCGGGACGTGTACCGCGCCAAGGTCGAGACCTGGGCGAAAGCCCAGTTTGACGGCCTTTCCGAGACGCAGAAGGCAGCGATCGAGCGACTTGCTGGCGATGATCCGCTGAAGCGAGCCGACGCGATCGAGCTCCTGCGCCCGACGTGGGGCACGGCGGCGCCTGCAACGACAGTCGCTGCGACCGCCCCGGCGGCTACGCCAACGCCTCCTCCTATCCCGGCGCCGGCCAACATCGCGCCTCCGGCGCCCGCCCCCAGGCCGTCCGCTGTCCAGACGCCTTGGGAGAAGTTCAAGCAGATCGAGAAGGAACAAGGCCCTTACGCGGCGGCCGTGTTCTACCAGTTCAACAGCCGCGACATCGAGGCTGCGCGCCCCAACGCGTGACGCTTCGCCTCATCTTTGCGGCGGCTAGTGCCGCGTCTCACAGGAGAAGCCTGTAATGGCGAGTATCAATCGCGGCACTCTGCCCGCCAATTTCATCGATTCTGTCAACATGGGCATGCGGCTGGTTCAGCCGGAGCCCGAGTATTTCTTCGCCCGGATGGCCCTCGGCAGCGCACTGGCTCGCGCGGCGATGGAGGCCAACGCGATGAACGCCGAGTCGTTCGTCAAGATGGCCGGCGCTGGCGCTCCGGTTCCGGCTCAACTCGACGCGCTCATCCGCACGGCGGACGCGTATCCGCAGGCAGTCACCACGGTCAACGGCTTCGGCCTTGGCCAAGGGGACACCATCAAGCTTCGCCGGCCGGTGTTCGCCGGTGGCGGGTACACGGAGTCGGACCGCCGGGTCAACCCCGACCAGTCCACGTCGACCACGGGCCAGACCATCTCCGCCGAGGAGGTGCCCGTCGTTCTGAGCGAGTTCGAGGGGCCCTACAGTTCCAGCGCGTCGGCGATTCGCCCGTATGCCATCCGGAACTTCGATGCGCGGTACCGCGCGAACAAGGACGAACTCGTCGGACTCGTCAAACTGCACCTGATGCAGGACTACGTGAAGTGGTTCGACACGGTCATCCGCGACCGGTTCCGGGCGACCTCGAACATCACGTACGCGGACAACGTTACCAACGTTCTTTCGATGACCAGCGGCGCTGGGCACAACATCTCGCTGGAGACCATCCTCACGGCGCGCAAGTCGCTGTCCGATCGCAACTGGGGTCACTTCCCGAACGGTCGGTACGTGTTCGTGGTTCCCACGGCGTTCAACCTTCAGATGATCGGAGACCCCGACTACCGCACGCTGAGCGCGCAGCACGGCGGCGGGAAGAACCAGCTCTTCGGGTACATCACGTCGGTGCAGGACGTCGACATCTACGAGTGCACCACGCTCAAGGAGTACGCGGCCGGCACTACTGTGCCGAATGACGGCAACGCGGTTCCCACGGGCGCGACCGTCTACGAGGGCCTGCTCTTCGGTCCTGGTGCCGTAGGCTGGGGCTCCGCTCAGCCGCCGCAGTGCTTCGATGCCGACGACACCAACTACGGCAAGGAGTCGAAGGTCATCTGGCGGTCCGTCGAGGCCTTCCAGACGCTCGACAACCGCGGCATCCAGCGCGTCCTGTTCCAGGCCTGAGCCTGATGCTGTGAGGGAATAGACCATGGCATCTTCGGCAAGCAACAAGGCATTCACCGGGCGCAACGCTGCGGTCCTCACCACGAGTGAGGTCGCCGGCTCCGCCTTTGATCTCAACAACGCGTACCAGTCGCAGGTGTGCGTCGACTTCAGCTTCACGATCGGGTCGCTGACCAACGTCATCGTGAAGTTCTACGCCTCCATGGACGGCACCACGTACGACCCGATCTACAACGGCACGACGGCGCTCACCGAGACGCTCACGGCGAGCGGCGAGCGCTGCTACGTCATGCCGCCGCTGTCCGGCTGGAAGTATTTCCGGGCTTCGGTCCAGGGCACTGGCACGGTCACGAGCAGCACGGCGAACTTCAGCTACCGCTACCTCCGCCGCGGCAGCCAGTGAGGATAGGCGATGGCGGTACTCACCGACGCTGAGATCGAAGAACTCCGCTGGCATCTCGGCTGGGGGAACATCTCCGTCGGTGGGTACCCGCACACGCCTGACGGGTACTTCGAAGCGATCCGTGATGTCGTCGCGGAGTACCTGACGACGGACGAAGAGACCTCGGCAACCACAGCGATCACGGCGAACAGCACCACTACTGTGACGCCGGCATCGATGACCGGCATCGCAGCGAACGTGCGGCTTCTGGTCGACGTGGGGGACGAGGCCGAGGTGGTCGTGGTCAAGGCGACGACTGCGACGACCTTCACGGCCAAGTTCACGATCGCGCACGGCGCCACGGGGTACCCGATCGCGGTCTACAGCGGACTCGCTCGCCTGCGGTACCTGCTGCACCAGGCCAACAAGGCGTTCGCGACGCTGACCGGATCCGAGATCACGAACGCGGCTGGGCTGAAAAGCGTCGGCCGCGGCGCGGTCGAATGGTACGGCAACGGCGCGAAGTTGGTGGCGCTCCAGCAGCACTACCGCAACATCGTGCTCCAGATCTCCAGCCTGGTTCGGGTCCCGGTCAACGACGAACTCTGGGGCGGCCCGCTGCATCAGATGGAGGCGTACTGATGAGCCTGAGCGATGACGTTCTGCCGATCATCTCTCGCGGCTGGCAGATCGTGCAGGACCTCGGATTCTCGCCGCACACGGTGACCGTTCGCACGGTGACCTGGAGCGGCGGACCGGATGGCCCAGAGGTTGGCCTCGGCGACCCAACAGTCTCCGATCTGCTCATCGAGCCGAATCCTCCGGTCAAGGAGGAGGGGAACGGGCAGTTCCTCGTCGTCGGCCCCATCACGCCGTCGTTCGGCTCTGGCGGATACACGTTCGCTCAACTCCGACCGACGGACACGGTCGACGCTGGCATCGAGTTCTACTACGTGGTGACCGGCCCCGAGGGCACGGTCAACTACCAACTCCTGGACATCACCACGCAGGAGTCGTTCGAGATCATGCTCCGCCTCGGGTCGCTTGAGCGACGGCTGCCGCACTGATGACAAGCGTCGACGGCTACGTTGGCGGGCTCTACGTCCCGCTCAAGGCCGAGGGCTACCCGAGCCCCGTCCTGGATCCAACGGTCGTCGGACTCGCCAAGTTCTTGGCGTTCTGGATCAGGTACGGACTGAGCACCAAGCTGCAGGAGCCGAACGAGAACATCGCCGACCCGCTGCCCGCGGAGAACGTGTTCCCGTACGACCCGAAGGACAACTGGGTCCGCAAGTCGACGCCCGCGCTCTACCTGTGGTGGAGCGGCGAGTCTGAGCCTGTTGAACTAACGATCGTGCGCACGCTTCGTCGACGCACGCTTCGACTGTTCTACGTCGCTGGCGAACAGAGCGTCACGCCGAACGGTGGGCGCGTCTACTCGGGTCTGCCAGCAGCCGTGGATGCCATCCTGCTTAAGGCGTCGTTCTCCGGCTACCACCCAGACTACGCACCAGACGGCTTCCCGCGCGGCACGGCCATCCACGAGGCGCTTCGCCTGCTCTCGTGGAAGTACGGCAAGGGCAAGGCCGACTTCGCGCAGGCGGTTCCCAACGTGTCTCCTGTGCCAGGCGGACCTGGCGGCGGCCATGGCGTTCGCGGCTTCCCGGTTCTCTTCGGCAACGTCGTGATCAACGAGGAGATCGACGGCGAAGTGCCCGAAATCGCCGCTGGCCCGCAAGACATCCCGCTCGCCGTCCGCATCAACGACCCGACGGACACCGAGGACCCGCTTTCGTTCCTCGACCGCACGCTTGAGAGCCCGATAGGAAGCAACGATGAGTGACGACGGCGCGGTCATCCAAGGAATCGCGGTCTACCCCAGCGTCACCTCGCTCAAGGCCCGCCTGGGCCCGCGGCTTGAGAAGCACGTCTGGGTTCGCGACAACCACAAGGTCTACCGCTGGATCCCATGCAACGCCGACGAGGACGACAGCGACACGGACGCCGACACCATCGCACCAACCGGCGGCTACGCTGGCAGGTGGAAGAGCGTCGCTTCGATTCCCGGCCTCGCCGATGACCCCGGGACGCTGACCGACAGCACCGGCGGCACAGCGGGCGACACCGTGGGCGACGTCGGCGGCAGTTTCAGCCAGGCCACGCTCAACAACAACTTCGCCACGCTCACTGAGCGGCTCAACGA